CTAAGCGACAGTTCTTCTTCCAGGCCGACATGTTCCCAGACGAACCAGCAACTCGCAAGCCAATGCTCGAACTGTTGCAATGGTTCGACCTGACGCCTTACAAGTTCGGTACAAGGTCGTGCGTTAGTTCCGCTGAAATCTGGAAGATGTGCACGACCAAGCGCATGATGACTTCGGGGCTCTACGAGTTCCTTACCCAAGTTGGCATAGACGAGAAGTGGATTAGACAGTTCAATGACGGACTCCGACACAACGCCCCAAGTCCAGTCAGCCTCAGTAACTAACACGGCCCTATTGAAACACGAGAAGATTGAGCTAGCTGCCTTCATCGAACTCCTGTACTGGCGCAACGGAACAGTCCCCACTGCACAGGAACTGCGCAACGACATTCCTGACTGCAACATTACGGATGCGCAGTTCAAGGAGTACATCAAGAAGCCGGAGATTAGGAAGTACCTCACCGAAGAACGTGGCGTACCTCTAGACGCTCAAGCAAGGCTTACGCCGAAGCAGCTAGACTGGATTCGAGTTATAACCGACCCTGCTGACATGCGGCCGCTAGCCAAGAAGTTAGCTGACGCCGGAGTCACTAAGTCTGAAATCTCCTCTTGGACTAACAACAAGTTCTACCAGCAAGTAGTCTACGAACAGACTAACCGAGCCTTCGGTAACTCCCGTTACGCAGTACTACGTTCCCTGCAAGTGGAAGCGATGAGTGGCCAGATGGCAGCCATCAAGATGTATTTGGAGATGACAGGTGACTACAGTCAACGTTCCGAAGTCAACGTTACCGTGGAAACCAGGGGAATCCTCAATACTGTGGTGGACGTTCTACAAGAGTTCCTCCCAGCCGATCTTCTACTTCAGGTGGTTGACCGCTTGGAAGCTGCAACAATTCCAGCCCTCCCTGGTGCCTCCCCACTAAGCGCACTGCCTACTCCGCCCCGCATTACGCAGCGGGCGCTACCGAAAGCCCGTGCGCCGAGACAGTCCACTATTGACATGGACGCACTCGACGTAACTTCCTGGGAATAGCACTCGGGCTGTAGGAGTCCCTAATTCCGAAATTTAGACTCTCCTGAGCCAGAAGGTTCCTTCTACCAATGAGCGAGCTATTCGATGAACTCAAGCAACGACTCCGAGACGCAGCCAAGTCTCCCAACGTCTACGGGTACAAGCCGTACAAGGGAGTCCAAGAGAACTTCCACAAGAACACTAAACGAGGCCGACTGCTCCTTGGAGGTAACCGAGTCGGTAAGACAGTTAGCGGGGCAGTTGAGTGTGTGTGGCACCTCACCGGAACCCACCCTTATCGACCAACTCCAGAGCTTCCTGTCTATGGGCGTGGAACTGCGGTCGATATTGAACAGGGACTAAACAAGATTATGCTGCCGGAAATCAAGCGGTGGCTGCCTCAGAAGTTCCTGATCAATGGGAGTTGGTCGGACTCCTACAACCTACAGTCACGTACCTTGACTCTGAACAACGGCTCAATGATGGACTTCCTGACTAACGAGCAGGACACAGAAAAGCACGCTGGAACCAGCCGTGATTTTGTGTGGTGGGATGAAGAGCCGCCCGAGTACATCTTCAACGAAGACATGTTGCGGCTTGTAGACAAGAACGGCGTGTGGTGGATGTCAATGACGCCGTTGCTCGGCTTCACTTGGATTCACCGCAACTACTACAGGCCAATTGTTGAGAAGGGCATCGAAGATCCCAGCGTTGCAGTCTTCGTAGGCTCTACCAGAGATAATCCTCACGTCAGTGAAGAAGTGCTCGACGAGATAACCAAGGGCATGAAGCCAGAAGAAAGGGAGGCAAGGAAGCATGGAAAGTTCATCGCCGCTTCTGGTTTGGTGTATCCAAGCTTCGGCAGCCACAACATTATTCCGGCTATCAACCCAAAGCAAGTCGCACAACCTGTCTATGTTGCTATGGATCATGGCCTTCGCCATCCTACAGTATGGCTGTATGCGTATGTGGACTCGGAGGGGAGAATTATAGTTTACCATGAGTACTACGAAGCCGAGCGCACAATTGAGCAGCACTATAAGGCGCTCAAAGAATGGGAAGATTGGTCTGGCGCTACTGAGCGCATTGTGTACCGTATTGGTGATCCCTCTATCGAGCAGCGTTCTGCTGTCACTGGTACTTCTGTACGGACTATGTACAGTGAAGCTGGTTTCTTTATTGGGCTCGCCAACAACGACATGCAATCAGGACTCAACAAAGTCCGAGCTTACATAGAGAAGATGGGGGTCTTCATTACAGAAGACTGCCCAAGTCTTATAGGTGAGCTGCAAGGGTACAGGTGGGATACCTACGCCACCCGTAAGACCAATGAGACTAAGAAGGCAATGGACCAACCCAAGAAGGTCCGTGACGACGCTTGCGATACCCTAAGATATCTTATTATGAGTCGTCCTGAGGATGAGTTCGAAGGCTGGGCTGGTGAAGTACGGGCACCTTTCATCAACGTAGCAATGACTGCGCCCGAGACAGAAGGCGAAGGCGACTACTCCTACAACCAACTTGTAGGAGCCGACAGCCAGATGGTTCACACCATTCTTGGCGATGACTGGTAAAGGATAGACGGCTATGGAGATTGAACTTTACGAGAAGGGTCGTCTGGACCGAGAGTTCATGACGGAACCACAGGTGCTAGAACGATTGAGGGAGTTGAGAATTGTCGAACCATACAGTGAGTCGCCGGACTACGAGATGCGTGTTGTTCCTGGCAGCCGGCGTGATCTTATGGCTATTCCGCACTGTGGGATTGATGGTAAATCTGACGACGCCTGGTACATCGACCTACACACAGACGGTGATGATGGGGCCGCCTATCTCGGCACAACTCTGTTTCATCATCTCGCTAATCTTGTCGGCTACTGCCAGGTCGACGAACTCCGAACAGCCAACAACCGTATAAAGGAATTGGAGAGGGAGAATGCTCGCATTAGTAGGAATCTCCGTCGTATGCGCCTCCTTGGTGCTGAGTTGGACAGTGTGGAACCTGACACGGATTCGAGTCCTAAAGCTTCAAGCGGCCGAAGTGTCAAGAGTGGATCAAGTAACGACGATTGATAAGCTCATGGCGGCCTTGGCCGCTAGGAACGAACGTGAACTGTTCCTTTTGAACCAACCCAAGCCAACCTTGGCCGATACGGTAACGGACCCAGCGTGGCTAGACCTAGAAGTAGAAGAAGAGTATGCCATTGCAGAAGATGGTAGCAACATCATCTTCGATCTAAGCGAAGACAACAAGCTCCTAGGCCTGGTCGAATAGGGCTGTAGTATCCCTAGTTCCGAGAAATAGACCCTGAAATGGAAGAACATGGCTGATAGCACTGCGACAGTCGATGAAGTGCCGGGTGCTACAGAGAAAGCGCCTGAGACCGCTGCTAAGTGGAACACTAAGTACCAGCAGGCTCGTATGGCCCGTATGAACTTCGAGCGCAAGTGGTACACTTATCTGGCTTTCGTGTCAGGTAAGCAGTACATTCAGTGGAACTACGAAAGCTCACCGCTTGCGGTGGGACGTATGGTAGAGCCGCAGAATCCTAACAACAGGGTGCGTCTTGTTATCAACAAGACTCGACGTATTCTTCGTAAGGAGCTTGCCAAGATCAACAAGGAGCAGATTAGGGGCTTCGTAACTCCGAGTAATACTGATGACAACTCAACTGCGGCCGCCAGAGCCGCTGAACAGTTGGCTAAGTACTTCTCGGACGAACTCAAGCTTGCATGGCGTTTCAAGCAGGCTGATTGGTGGATGCTCACTTGTGGTACGTCTTTCATCAAGGTGTACTATGACAAGAACATTCCTATGGGGTTTGCTAAGCAGGCTCCTGGACAGAACGGCCAAGCTCCGGTACCTGGTGCAATGCCCGGCCTTGTTCCTCTCAAGGGTGCGCCTGTAGTAGAAGCTGTAGACCCGTTCCATATTCTTGTTCCTAATCTGGATGAACCAGACTTGGAGAAGCAGGAATGGGTAATGCATGTGACTATGAAGTCGCCTGCGTGGGTCAAGCAGCACTACAATGTGAGTCTTGAGGGTGTTAGTGTCACAACTAACACGCTTGAGTCACGTTTGATGGCTATTCAGGGCATGACGACCGAAGTAGACCGCACTAAGGCTGTAGAAATCCGTGAAGTATGGATCAAGCCTTGCGCTGACTACCCCAAGGGCGCTCTAATCACCTGTACACAGGAGCAAATCCTGTCAGAAGTGAAGGAGTATCCCTATGCACATGGTAAATACCCGTTTGTGAAGCGGACTTACATTGAGAACAGCATCTTCTATGGCGTTACGCTTGTAGAAGACCTCATGCCGCTCCAAATGGAGTACAACAAGACCCGAAGCCAGATTGTCGAAGATAAGAATCGTATGGGTCGGCCTCAGTTGATGGTCGAACGTGGTTCTATCGACATCAAGAAGCTTCGGGGTTCAGCTGGTGATGTAGTTGAGTACTTGCCTGGGTCGCAGAAGCCGCAGCCCATTGAAATTACAGGTATTCCTAACTACATCTTGGATCACGTCAACCGTATTTCGGCAGAAATGGCGGAACTTGCTTCTCAAGAGAATCAGGATGGTACTGCTGTCCCTAATGGTGTTACTGCTGCTACAGCCATTGCGTATCTACAGGAGAATCAAGATGCGCTTATCATGGATACGCTCCGTGATAAGGAAATGGCTTTCGAAGGAGTAACTCAGCAGGTCCTTAGTCATGCGGCGCAGTTCTGGGATTCACAGCGGCTAGTAACTGTCTCCGGGCAGAACGGAAGCTTTGAAACCTTCCTGTTCAGTCAGTCCGATCTTGCTGGTCAGACTAATTGGCGTGCTGTAGTTGGTTCAGCTACTCCGCAGAGCCATTCAGCTAAGCAGGCCCAAATCATGGAACTCATGAAGATGGGCGCTGTAGAAGTAGCTGATGGCCTTGAGAACATGGACATGGGCGATACCGCTCGACTGTATGAGGACATGCAGATCGACAAGCGGGAAGCCCAGAAGGAGAACATTCGCATCGGTAACGGTGTGTTTACTCCGGTTCAGATGTGGCAGGAGCATTTGTTGCATATTCAGGAACATGACAACGCTCGTAAGCGGGAAGAGTACGAGGCGTGGGACGACAATGCTAAGGCAATGATGACTTTCCATTGTGTTACCCACATGGAGCAGTTCCTTAGCGAAGTTGGTTGGGTTGCGCCAATGGTTCCCGATCCGGCTTCTGGTCAGTTGGTGCCAGACCAGAACTTCATGCAAATGAAGGAACAATACATGCAGGCTGGAATGCAATCTTCTCAGATGGGACAGGTTCCACAAGTCCCACCTCAGTACGAGATGATTTTACGCAGTGCTATAGCTAAGCTTACTATGGCACCAGCCGCTCCACAAGGGGGGCAAGCACCGCCGCCTACTCCAGGAGGACCGCCTTCATGAGCGCTGTTATCCAGATCGGAACGGACGAACACTTCACTGGCCAGGCTAATGGAGCCGGCCTTGATGATCCGTTTCCTACTCAAGTCGTTACAAACGGAGCGATTCGTAACCTTGTAGAGTGCCGACAGGCTGCTCTCATGGGTAAGTCGCTTCCTTTCCCCCCAACCTGGAACGACGTAGTTTACGCCCATCGAATGATCTATGGGCGTAGCAGGAACGAGCTTGGCAACTTCGCTCAGCTTGCACGTCAAGTTCCTAACCTGTTGTTTGCCTATAGTCCGGCTGCAAAGCTTGGCTATAGTGCGGCAGGGGGCACGGTCACTGGCACCACCGATACTGATGTAACGGGTAAGACCTTTACTCAGGCTCAGGGCCAGATTATCAATGGAGTGCGTATTCAGGTTGCTAACGGAGTTTCGACCGCTCCTTTGGCTGCTGGAACCCTCGATAATCTGGTGTGGCTTATGTTGGCGTATGGCGAGCCGGCTGTAGCTGCTGCCAGTATTCTCTACCTGCGTCGTACTGACGCTAGCAACTGGATTCGTGTCTTCCGTCAGTCTGCTACTAACGTGCGGATTGAGAAGGATGTAACAGCTGCTGTTACTACTGAACGAGACATCACAATCCCAGCTACTGAGCCTATCAGCGGTTCTGCATACGCAGTGCGTATCAACGGTACTGTCTGTCAGGTGTATGTAAACGGGACTATGTATGACTCGTTTACTCTCTCCGCTGGTGCGCAGGGCCTTACTGGACTCCAGGTTGGCTTTGACACCACTGCCGCTGCTCGTGCGGCTATGGGAGAGATCGAAGTGTGGAGCACGGTTTATCCGGGTTTCGCTAGCTGACCGCAACTAGGCGGTTCACTCTACCAAAGAGGTAAATACTCATGTCAATGGCTGAGGGTGACCTTGGGGCCGGACTTCAAGAAGCACTTGCTGGTGTAGCGCCGGAAGGCACACCAGCTGCTCCTGATCCGAATGCCACAGGCGAAGCCCCCGCACCAGCACAAGTACCAGCGTATGATACTACCGGCCTTTCCCCGCAAGCACAGAACGTTATTGCCGGTCTTCCGGAAGACGAGCGGGCAACGGCTGCGAAGTACATTCGTGACTGGGACACTAAAGGCTTTCAACCTTATGCCCAGCAGGTACAGGCCAAGTTGCAGCCTTATGTTCAACTCGGCTCACCTGACGAACTTGCTCAGGTAAAGGCAGTCTTTGAGCAGTTGAAGGCAGACCCCGCCGGGTTTGTTCAGACTCTCATTGACAACGGGTTCTACACTCCCAATCCCGCCTCACCACAGGCGCCAGGACAAGTACCACCGGCTCCCCAGTATTACGATGTAAACGGGCAGCCAGTACAAGTCCCGGTAGTGCCTCAGACGCCGGACATTGCTTCGCATCCACAGTTCAAGCGCATGGAAGCTGCGCTTGGTGCTTTGGTACAGCAGACCGCTTCACAGCGGGTTGCTCAGGAGCAGAGGGAAGCGGACCAACAGCTAGAAGTAATGACGCAGCAAGCAGAGGCTAAGCACGGCACTTTCAATCGTCTCTACGTCTACAACATGATGACGCAGGGACTTACGATGGATGCTGCTGTTCAGTCTTGGAAGAATGAAGTAGCCGCAGCCGCAGCCCAGCAACAACAGGCTCCGAATGTAATGGGTGCTTCTTCTGCTCCGCCTGCTGCACCAGGTCCCCTCCTATCATCCGACGACCGCAGCAACGCACTCGCACAGTATTTGCGGGGCTTGCAGCAACAGTGAAAGCGAGAACTAACCGCTATGGTGAACGTCAATACGACGTCGATCACCCCAATCCTCAAGGTGATCTACGAGGAGCCGATCGCAAAGCAGATTCAGTTTGAGACTGTACTGACTCAGCGCATCGCCTCCACTAACAAGGGAGTTACTCATAAGGCTGGTGGTCGTTACGTAGACTTCCCAGTCCTTGTTGGTAAGAACCAAGGTATCAGCTTCCGTGCTGAGAACGAGACGCTTGGCGACTTCGGTCGTGCACGTCTCAAGGAAGTACAGGTTCCTCTGTACTCCGGCTACGGACGCACCCGTATTCAGGGTCAGATCTTCGAGATCGCCGAGACTGACGTGCAGGCGTTCGCTAACGCCGTCACTAACGAGTTCGACGTCCTCAAAGATTCCGTTGCAAAGGACCAGAACCGTATCTTCTATGGTACCGGTACTGGTCAGCTTGCAATCCTGACCGACTCCGTAGCCAACGTAACCCACACTGTTGATGACGCCTACTGGCTGGAAATCGACGCTGCTGTAGACGTGCTGGTTGTAGCTGGTGGTGCTTATGCCACTGGTGGTCAGTCCAACACTATTACAGCCGTTGACTACGTAGCCAACACGGTTACCTTCGGTGTGTCCGTTACTACGACTGGTTCTGGTCTCCAGTACATCACTCGTGCTGGTAACTTCAACCTGGCTACTGTCATTGCTCAGCGTGAGCCGAGCGGCCTTGCTCGTATGGCCGATAACACGGTCAACCTGTTTGGTCTGACTGATCCGGTGTGGAAGGCCAACACCACCGCACTGAACGGCCCCATCTCCGAGGCAGTTATCATGGGCCTCCTTGATAACTGTCGCCGTGTTGGTGGTAAGCCTTCGGTCATGTTCTACTCGCTTGGTGTGCGGCGTGCGTACTACGCACTTCTTGCTCAGCAGCGCCGGTTCCAGAACACCATGGACTTCTCTGGTGGTTTCAAGGGTCTGGCGTTCAGCTATGCGGGCAAGGACATTCCGCTTGTGGAAGACCCAGACTGCCCACGTGGTCGGCTCTACGCAGTTCCTGAGAAGGAGATGCGGGTCTACCACACCAAGGACTGGCACTTCGAAGAGAAGACCGGTTCGATGTTCACGCAGGTGCCTAACGTCGATGCTTTCGATGTACTGATGAAGCGGTACTTCGA